GCGTATAGCTAAGATTAAATTGGGAAAGGACCCTAAGAGGTTCACCAAGATTCAGGGTAAACTCCTTAAGGAGGCGCAAATTATATATTCTATTCTTCTTTTGAATAAAAATAACAGTAATAAATAGGGATGGACGTACTTACGCGCGCTAAAAAAGCGGCTATGAACACTAATTTTCTTGACGCTAACAGGCGTCGTATTTTTCTAACTAGTAGAGGTAAGACTTTCACCAGTATGCCGGGTGGGTATAGAAATTACAACCCAATCCCGAAGTATAAGAATGTACCTGGGTCTAATGTTGTGACGCGTCTCCCTTAAACCTGAAATTGGAACCCCTTGAGGTTTTGTGGTTCATATACAATCAGTTGGTATAATTTCCAAGTACACCCAAACTTTCTGTTCAAGAAATAGACACTATTGAGTTCAACAATAGTATGTCCACTATTTCTTGCATAGAGACCATTTGAAACTTCAGTCTTGATTGGGATCTTGTCTGCGTCATAAACAGAGGCTTTGATCATACTATGATGATCTGTGTCAACCTTCACACGAAACTTCGGTTCACGACCTAGACTCTCCTTCACATTTGAATTGAACATAGGCATCAGTTCCTCTTTTGTCATCTTCTTTTGGAAAATTTTTTCACTCTGTTCAACTATGTTGTCAATAATTTTATCCTCAATAGCTCGTAGAGAATCATAGAATATTTTAATGTAACTACCCTCCTCGTCATGTCCCTTGAGAGCCAAATCAATATTATATTTAGTAGGACCAACTTCTGGGGTAAAACCACTAACACCAAATGGCATGTATAATCGTGGGAATTGAATTCTCATTGGAGTTCCTTCCTTCGTAGAAAGTACGATCTTTCGGTTGTTAAAATCCGCGATTTCCAATTTTTCAATAGCGTCGGTAATTTTAGACATCTGTACTGATTGAATAAAGTGACAAAACTTTAAGCTGAACACGCCACACAATCGGGTTCAAGACTGAATTGGATTGGCCGAGCCTTCGCCTTAGATCTCAAATAATACATACCCGTCTTGAGACCCTTCTTCCATGCGTACATGTGCATAGATGATAACTTGGACATCGTTGGACTCTCCATAAAAAGGTTCATAGATTGAGATTGATCGATGAAACGACCACGATCCGCCGCCATATCAATAATATCCTTCATCTTAATCTCCCACACCGTGCGATACAACTTCTTAATGTCATCTGGAATATCCGCGATATTCTGGATAGAACCACCAGCCTTCACCATGAGATCCTTCATATCTTTGGACCAGAGACCAATTTTCTTTAGGTCATCCACGAGGTGTCTATTGACCACTACAAACTCACCAGCGAGGGTGCGTCGGAGATAAATGTTAGTCGTATAGGGTTCAAAGCACTCATTGTTACCCAAGATTTGAGCAGTGGACGCAGTGGGCATTGGAGCCATGAGAAGACTGTTACGGAGACCCTTCGTTTTCACGCGTTCACGCATCACATCCCAATCATAGTGAAGTTTCGTCTCTCCCTCCCACATGTCAAATTGTAATACACCTTGGGAAGTTGGAGATCCCTCAAAGGTTTCATAGGAACCATGGACCTCTGCCAGTTCGGAACTCGCTTCGAGGGCGGCGTGATACATCGTCTCAAAAATACGAGCGTTAATCTCCTTAGCCTCATCAGAGTCAAAAGCGTGACGACAGAGGATAAATACATCTGCGAGACCTTGGACACCTAGGCCAATTGGACGATGCCTCATATTAGATTTACGTGCAGTCTCAACGGGATAGAAGTTTCTATCAATAACACGATTCAAGTTTTTAGTGACAGTCTTGGTGACTTCATGGAGTTTCTCGTAATCAAATGTTTTATTCTCCCTATCTACACACTTTGGTAGAGCGATAGAGGCTAAGTTACAAACAGCAGTCTCGTCCTTGTCTGTATACTCTATGATCTCTGTACATAAGTTGGAACTCTTAATTGTTCCCAAGTTCTTCTGGTTACTCTTCTTATTGCATGCATCCTTGTAAAGCATGTAGGGTGTACCAGTCTCGGTTTGAGACTTAAGTATAGCCTTCCAAACATTGGCAGCTGGTACCGTGGTGTTAGCACGCCCCTCTTCTTCATACCTGGTATAGAGGGCTTCAAACTCTTCACCAACTGCATCTGAAAGACCTGGAGCCTTATCTGGACAAAAGAGGGACCATTTACCAGCCTCCTCAACCCTCTTCATGAAGAGGTCTGGGATCCAGAGAGCGGAGAAGAGGTCACGGCAGCGCGCCTCGTCATCACCCTGGTTGAGGCGTAGTTCCAAGAAATCCATGATATCTGCATGCCATGGCTCAATGTACACAGCGATAGACCCCTTGCGTCTACCAGCCTGGTTCACATACCGCGCAGTGGCATTGAAAACCCTAAGCATTGGGATGATACCATCGGATTGACCGTTTGTACCTTTGATGCGAGACTTATTACCTCTAATGTCATGGATATGCATACCGATACCACCAGCCCATTTAGAAATCTGGGCACACTCTGTGAGGGTTCCATAAATACCGTTAATGGAATCCTCTTTGTTAGCAATCAGGAAACAACTTGACATCTGGGGTCTAGGTGTACCCGCATTGAAAAGTGTTGGTGTCGCATGGATAAACATACCTTGGGACATCTTATCGTACGTGTCCAATACTGAGGGAATATCGTCACCATGAATACCAATGGATACCCGCATAAACATATATTGTGGGGTCTCCATCAATATACCATCAAGGCGTTGGAGGTAACTCTTCTCAAGTGTCTTGAGTCCAAAATACCCAAAATCAAAGTCCCTCTTGGTGATAATATCATCTTTAACTCTACCAGCCACCTGAGAAATCTCATCAGTTACGACACCAGCCTTAGCTAGCTTCTTCATCGCGATGTGGAAGTTTTTGGGACAGACCTTTTGGATATTACTCGCGACGATACGCGTTGCGAGTGTTTCGTAATCGGGGTCAGATGTAATCATACCAATACAAATTTCGGCTGAGAGAGTATCAATCTCCTGGACACTAATACCATCATAGAGAGATGACGCGACTTGTTGTGCAACCTTTGCAGAATCACATTTGTCCGAGAGATTGTGTGTTAAATTCTTGATCCTATTGGTGATGTTATCAAATTTCATATCCTCAATACGACCTGAGCGCTTAACAACTCTCATTTAATTCTATTACTTGTTTTATTTTTAACTTACTTACGGCACTTTTCAAGATCAGCACTCGTAACCTTCACTGTACCGACGGTTTCAAATTTACGATCGGGCTGAAGTAGGTAACTATTCACGAAAAATGGGCCACTCTCACCTGCACGCGCCACAGGTGCATAGGAGCCAACGAAGCAGGTTGGGGGCTGACATGGGATTTGTTCAACGTTGGTTGGCTTGTTCATATACACCTCATCAAAATCAGCTGTGTTTAACATTTAATATCTACAGAGTTTTTTTTTCCAGGAGTATATTAAATGTGTGATAACCTGCACATCGATTCCCTCAAGCAGTGTGAGACACCACTCAACACCTTGTTCTTTTCTGAGTTCAACACAAATCTTCTCCAGCGTGGGATCCGTCAGATGTTCAAAAATAAAACTGGTATCGCAATTGATCGTCAAAATCCCGACGACTTATATTCCCTTATGAGAGTTGTCTTCATAAATAACTCTGGTGATTCTTATTCTCGTGTGAACGAACAAGTTCGCTTTATGAACTCCCGTGTCATCGATACCGCGATTACTCAAATTCAAACTGGTGTTTCTCAATATATGTCTTATGTTAAAGACATTGATACAATGGCCGTCCCACTCGCTCAACCCATTAACACGAGTACGTATGGTAAAAAAATGGGTAAGAATAACAAGATCGGTATTAATTAAAGTTTTACCTCTCTGTACTGATAAGATGAGTTTAAACTTCTACAAAGATGAAACTGAAAAAGTGTGTAAATCAAAGGGTTGGGACCGCGCGGCAGTTGATACAGTATGGCTCCTATTGACGGAAGAGTTTGGTGAACTTGCGTCGGCAATTCGTCAATACAAGAAGACTTATAAGAAAATAGGCCTCAAGAAGGAGAGGGGTACAGATGTCATGATGGAAATGGGTGATGTGTTTAGTTACCTTTTTCAACTGGCACATATGCTAAATGTAGATCTAGATATGATGTGGGAAGAGCATAAAAATAAAATGAAAACTAAAAAATATTATCTAAACTACAAGTAACTATGATGCTTACAGACGAAGAGGCAATTGATAATGTCAATCCATTTGTCACCCATACTTTTTCCCTTCCAGGAAGTGTGAGACAAAGTGGTAGGTATGACGATTTTACTGAGATTAAGTCAGAACCGGGTATTCCAGAATCCGAGAAAAGTGTATATTGTGATTATGCATTATGTGCGGAAGCTACGTCTGAATGTTCTTTAGATAGATCACTTATTCCACGTAGAAACATTGATACAGGGTTTACTAAACCAAGGAAGAAAACTGTATATGAAAAAGTGACCATCGGTGTCTCAAATAACGCAGAGTTTTCTCTTATTAGTGGCTCTATTATTCTTATAGCTATTATTCTGAGTCTATATTACGCAAGACGTTGAAGAAGTATTCCAATCTAGATTTATCCTCACACCTCTCAATCAAATCTGGGAGTGTTTCTCTACAAAACTTCATAATAAACTCCCTCTGCCAAGCACTCTTACGATTAATCCAAGGTGGCTGAAATGTGGGATCAAGAATTTTACTCGCGTGGGTTGTACGAATATATGTATGTATACTTTTCTTATCGGTCATGATATTTTCTAATACAAGTTCAGCCAATTTCTGATGAACCTCTAAGGTCTTCTCACACATTACATCCAAGAACTTCTCATATGGAATGGAGTGTGTTTTTGAATTGAGAACTGTCCAATTCGCGAGAGGCATCGTGTTGATGTAGTCTATGTAAGTTTCGTACCCTTTACCCTTTACGAAACGTTCGTAGGTGATCGCAACGTAGTTCAACTCAGACTCAACATCATATACAGCCTTAGCCGTTTTGAGGAAAGATGTCATGTAATTGAAATGTGTTCAGTGTCTTTAACCAAAAAAAATAATAATATATTATAAATAATGGCTACAAAGTATTTACCTTTTCTAGTGGTTCTATTTGTAGCCTGTTCTAGTAGTTCTGGATTACTTGGATACATACTCATGAATAATAGTGAGGACCCAACTCCGGGACCAACTCCAGGACCAACTCCGGGGCCAACTCCGGGGCCAACTCCGGGGCCCAGTGGAGGAGGAGGTGGTACACCTTATCCAGGATATGTATCTGGACGATATGTTCGATTAGCACTTCCAGTCGCTACTGCTAGTAAATATGTACTTGCACTCCATGATATCAGGGTATATAACGAAACCGGTGTTAACATCGCGACTACCATAGAGGTTGCTTCGGTAACTGCTAGTGGATCTAATACTGGAAGTCCCGAGGATGCTATAGATGGTGAAAGGTATTCAACTTTTTGGATTTCTGACCACTCAGCCGGTCTTCGTTATTTTCAAATTGATCTAGGTTCTACCGAAAAGATTACAAAGATTGAAATCTCGGACCATACAGGTACGGGTGTTTATAATGGTGTTACCGCCAATCAGAGAATGCGATTGGGACAGGCTTACATAGAAATAAAAGACGCTAGTGGTGTAAGGGTGGAAAAGTCTGAACCCATTCCACGCGACGGTGGTAGTTACTTTTTAAGTTTCGAAGACGAAACACCAACATGGTCATAATGAATACCTAAGTGATTCTCTTCTTTATCTAAAATTAGATAAAGACGAGAGGCTCTTTATAAAAGAGTAAATGTATTCGGCTATCGCCAACAACAGCTTTTCATACCTTCTGACTCTTGATGAGTTTAGAAAGGATTTTCCTGATGAGACGAGACCTTCTTGGATAAAGATTACAACGATCACGATGGTCTCAAGCTTTATCCAAGAGATTGACATCAAGAAACTTCGTCACATCTTCGAGAATTTGGAAACCTTCAGTTTGAAGCGTTCCGGTTCTAAAGGTAACGGTGGATTTGAATGGAAGTTGAAGCCTACAACTTTCTACAATCAGGTGACACTTACATACCATGATATGTACAGTACCAAATCTGTAAAGGTCTTTCCCAATGGTTCCATTCAAGTTGCTGGTTGCTGTGATGTTTTTGATTGTAAGAGGATCATAGCTCAATTGAGCTACATCTTTAAAACCTTTTTGGTGATGGATAAACAAGTCCCAGTGGACTCGTTCCGGGTTGTCATGATCAACTCCAACTTCAGCCTCAACTACAACGTCAACCTCATGAGAGTGGCTCAACATTTTGAGAATCACTCAGATATCTTTAAGGTTTCTTTTGAACCCGATAGATATAGTGCTGTCAAGATCAAGTTCAAACCAGCTCAAGATATGAAAGAAATCACTACAAGTATCTTCTCAACCGGTAAGATCATCATTACCGGTGCGGAGACCCTCAAGGAGATTGCATTTGGGTACAACATCATCAATCAACACATCAACGATAATCCCCATATTCGTGTATCTCGTACAGAAGAGACAGATGTATTCGATGTATTTTTGGGTCACAAGTGTGGACCCATGGTTGAGCACCTTAAGGGGAAAGGTTTTCACTCTTGGATCAAAACGATTACGAATAGGGGAATTAATTTCTGATCATAAAGTAACAAAATGTCTCAACGACTTGGAATGGCCGATGGACGATGCTTCACCATCAACTCTTCAGCCCAGCTTACTAACAACTATTTGATGGAAAAAAATGGTATCAGTCTCGAGGACAATTACTCTTTCCGTCAAGCTCTCCAAAAGCAAGGTCCCGAGTTTCTCAACAAGCTTCAAGAGGAGTCACGTGGGAAATGTGACCCATGCAACACTTACACCAATATGTCTAAGACTTATTAACTGTGGTAAATTGTAATAAAAACTTTAAAATGGTACTTTAGAATGTCACAATGTGCCATATGTCTCAATGAGGTAAGGTCAACAAGGACCAACCCACCCATCCGTTGTGGACATATGTTTCATTCCCACTGCATACAAGAGTGGAAAGATAAAGGTAAGAACACCTGCCCCATTTGTAGAAAAGTATTTGATGTTTCCAAGTTTAAAGTTACATTGACAGTTCAGAACAATTACACAGCGCAGTCTAACACTGTGTCATTGCAGAGTGAAGCTATCTTCAATATAATGGATATGTTTGATATGTCTTTTGATGTTGAAGATACTGTAGATTTAGACAGTCTTTTTTCCGACCTTGGGATGAGTCTTTCCGACCTTGATACCCTTGTCCTTGACGCAGAATGAGCTACAATACTTCTCGTAGTTTAGACCAGGGTAGTTCCTATCAGCTTTACGTGGGTCTGTGATAGACTTACCAGATGCATCAGTCAGAAGTGGCCCAGTGGCCCAACCCCTCTTGTGACTGAATACATTGGCTTTGAACACCAGTCTTTTATTGGGTGCAATTTTTCCAGCACGTTTCACTCTAGAGAGTGGGACTTTGAAGAATTTTGCCACTGACTCTTGGGTGTCACTAGGTTTAACACGATACTCAACAACGGAGTGTTGCACATAGAAGTGAAAGTCTCCTTGACGAATGTAGTTTGTTGGTCTTCCAGGAGAGACAAACATCATGACTTTATAGTACCCCTTCTTACACTTTTCGTTTGGTTTTGCACGATAAATCTTTGTTGGGTTATCAGAAATAACACGCTCTGGTAAACTGGTGCAGTGTGTATAGTTATGAGGTCCATTTGAAAGTCCGGAACGATCACCTGGAATGGACTTTTGCCACCGATACGCCTCATAATCCCCAACCGCGTAGGCGTAACAATTATTATTACCCACACCAGTAGACGTACCCCATTTTCTATCGGTAAATTTCCTCTCAGAACCACTCACAGGTGGGTTCTTCATTTATAATGTATATAGAAAAAAAATATCCGTATGTAATAAATGTTTAAGGAAATTATCAAGACCGAAAATAAGTCAGACATGCTCACCGAGCTTCTCATCTTCATTCTCAACGTCCTCATCGCGACCTTCGTCCTCCGATTTGCGTGGAACCGATCCCTGGTCCCTCATGTGACCGTCCTTAAGCCTCTCAAGTCTATGCTTGATGCCTTTATCCTTGCACTGTCTCTGACCATTGTGCGAGGTCTTTAAATCTCGCTGTAACCGACGGTCTTTTCACCACTGGGGTGAACGATGGTTGGGAAGGCTTCCAT